TCAAGTTTTAAACCCTTTAACGTAGTGAAAGGGATTTAAAACTTAGAAAGACTTAACAGAAAAGGAGAACGCAATGCAGATTCTTAATCTACGGATGCACGATGTAAACCATATAGACTTTAATACTATGCCTGATGAATCAGGAGAAAGTACATACTTAAATATTACTATTCAATCTCCTGATGATTCGATTGATATATTGGTGTCAGCAGACAAGCATCTTAAGCTTACTGGTAAATATGTGCTGGAATCATTCTTGGTAGAGAATGGAGTTGATATAAGTATTAAAGATGGGAGCGCACTTAATGGAAAGTAAAATCATAACCAATACATTTGAAGATATAGTATCCAAACGAGACTTCTTTCTAACACCTAAAAGATCAGATAAGTTTAAAGCTTTTATGTATGTAGATGGCTGGAGATATTGTTCTATAACAGTAGGTAGTAAAAGAGGAAAGATTAAACCCTTACATGGTAACTATACTACTAAGACTATGACTATTAATAAGCTTAAAGAAGAATTGTATTCGACTTATGAAAGAGCTGTCAACTTTGTTGTAGGTAGATTAGATCGTAAACCCCGAAACTGGAGGAGACTTTATGGCTTAAGATAAGAACTTGACACTCAATATTCATTCATGTAAATTTTATTTCTAACTTAATAAGGAGAAACATTATGGCTACTGTTACAGGTATAGCCTACTGGGCTTCAATTCGCCACCCTAATACTCGATTCGATCCTAAGTTCTGTTGTGACTTAGTAGTTGATGAAGAGGATGCTAAAGACTTTAGATCTAGAGGATTTGATGTTAAAGAGAAAGAGCATGGCCCTACTCTTATATTCAAGCGTAACCAATTCAATAAGAAAACTGGACAACCAAACTCTATTCCTAAGCTGAAAGATAAGTATGGTAAAGATGTAGATGTTGAAGTTGGTAATGGTTCTAAGGTTAGAATCCAATACCAAGAATGGAATTCTAATTGGAATGGTCAAAACTTTCAGGGATTAGATCTTCAAGGTCTACAAATACTTGAGCTAGTAGAAGTTGATAGAGTACCAGATGGTGAAGAGCTAGAAGCTTTGGTAGAACCTTCAGAAGGTGATGATGATGAGTTAGGAGCTGTAGTATGACCGATGTTAAAGTTGCATCTTACTTAGCTTCTACTGGTAAACGCTACGATATAAACAAGCTGCAAAATGAAAAAGCTGCTCTACTATATGTGGCGTTAGATACCTGTCAGAAGAGATATAATCTCTCAGCTCAAGAGACTCTTATCTTAGGTGCTTCCAAAAGCCAACTTCAACATGACTTAGAAGTTTTATTAGACGATAAAGCTTTAATAGAAGAGTCTACTTAGTAGTCTTTTCTAGTTGTCCAAGGGTTTGAGTCCTTCGGTTCTCCTTTCCCTGTTGACCTGTTTGGCTAGTACAGGGGACACAACTAGCCACTTCAATTAAATAAAGGAGATTACTATGGGATTTGTTTCAAGAAGGATGCCCTGTTGGGATGTAGGATGCGGTAGCTCAGATGGAGTTGCTGTTAATGAAGATGGATCAGCTAAATGTTTTTCAGGTAATCATGCTACACATGGAACTACTAACTCTTATGTTAGGAACTATGAAGAAGCTATGGGTGGCGTGGCTCCTACTATGAGAACAACACCAAGTTCTATTCCCAAAAGAAGTAACTACAGTAATGATTCCGATATACGTAATGCAGAATATTCTAGTCTTACAGATCGCAGTATTAGTTTAGAGACAGCTAAGTTATATGGAGTCAAAGTAACTAAAGATGCTGCAGGTTCTTTATGCAAACACTTCTATCCTTACTATCGTGGTAGTGAGGTAGTAGGTCATAAGATAAGAAAGATAAATGAAAAGCAGTTTAGCTGGAGTGGTGATGCTAAAGAACCACAACTATTCGGCCAGCATCTAGTTCAGAAAGGTAGTAAAGCATTGACCATTACAGAAGGTGAATGTGATGCCATGGCAGCTTATGAGCTGATGGGTAGAAGGTTTCCAGCAGTATCCTTACCCAATGGTATCGGAGCTGCTGAGAGAGATATACGTAACAATATAGAGTTTGTTGAGAGTTTTGAATCTATCTATCTATCATTTGATAGTGACCAGCAGGGCAAAGATAAAGCAATCAAAGTAGCTAAGTTACTTACTCCAGGCAAAGTAAAGATACTTACTTATCCAGAAGGATATAAAGATGCTAACGATATGCTCAGGGCAGGGCAGCATAAGCAATATATTGATAACTGGTGGAACGCTATTACTTATACACCAGCAGGTGTTCTGAGTTTATCTGATAACTTTGATCAGCTCTTTCAAAGAGAGAAGAAAGAATCAGTCCCTTATCCTTGGCATGGTCTTAATCAAAAGCTATTAGGTCTTAGGCAGGGTGAGCTGGTTACGTTTACTGGTGGTACTGGACTAGGTAAGACTTCCATAATTAGAGAACTAGAGCATTGGTTACTCAAAGAGACTAAAGATACTATCGGGATCATTGCACTAGAGGAAGATTGGACTAGGACTGCAGATGGCATTATATCTATCGAGGCTAACAAACAACTCTATATCGACTCTATACGTGAAGACTTTGGGCAAGAAGCTTATGAAGAGGTAGCTCACAATATTATGGGTGGTGACAATAAAGACAGAGTTCTAGTTCACTCGCACTTTGGATCTAGTGATTTCGATGACATTCTATCCAAGATTAAATACATGGTAGTAGGTAGAGGATGTAAGTGGATTATCTTAGATCACTTACAGATGATAGTGTCTGCTTCAGAGCAAGGTAATGAGAGAGCTTTGATAGATAAGATTATGACTGACCTTAGAAAGCTAGTTGAAGAAACTAAGGTAGGTATGCTTTTGGTATCACACCTTAGAAGGCTAGAAGGTAATAAGGGGCATGAGAATGGTGCTGCAGTATCTCTTAGCCACCTTAGAGGGTCTGGTGGTATAGCTCAGATATCAGATTGTGTTATCGCTATTGAAAGAGATCAACAATCAGAGGATGAATTAGAGGCCAGGACTACTCACCTTAGAATACTTAAGTCTCGTTATACTGGTAATGTTGGTATGGCAGCTCACCTTAGATATGACGATAAGACAGGTAGACTACATGAGACAGAGTATGAGGAAGATGAGCTAACAGATGACATACCATTTTAAAAGGAGAAAAGATGACAGGAAAATATTATAAAACTAAAAAAGATATTCCCCCTACTGCACCTTCACAATCTAATCTACTTTTTGAATTAGCAAATACAGATTACATATCTAAAAATATGTGGGAAAAGTTTGTAGCTAGTAAGTTTTATGCAGATATGTATAAAGATAAATTAGGCTATACAACCAAGGAGGTAGATGACGATCATATATCAGTATTGTTTTTAACAAATGAAGGACTTAGAACATACACTAAATTCATAAATTCAAAAGTTTGGAGATAAACAAATAATGAATAAAACTATTGACGTTATTTCTTACGGAGAATGTTTTAGTGGCGAGGGATTTAAAGCTCAAGACCCTAAAGGAGGAAGACTTCGCATGTTTGTTAAAAATTATAGTGGCGATTGGTTCACTACTAATAACAAGGATTGGGAACCAGAATGTCCAGTGTCGCCAACTGTAACTTTTAATATTGTTACTAAATTTAAAAGGAAAAATTAGATGGGTAAATTAAAAGATTTAGAAGTTGAAAGGTTAGAAAACCTAACTGAAGAAGAACAACAGGAAGAGATGGAGGAACAAGCATTTCTAGATATGCAACTAGAAGAGCATGAATCTAAAAATAATTAGGTGGAGGCTATGAGTAGTTATGTTTTTGACATTGAGACTGATGATATAGATGCCAATAAGATTTGGTGTCTATCAATGATAGATACACATACTGGTGTTCAAACATCTTTTGATCCTTCTCAAGTTAAAGAAGGGCTAGAGATATTATCTAAAGCTGACAAGCTGATAGGGCATAACATCATTGGATTTGATATCCCTGTTATTAAAAAACTAACTGGTATTAATCTAAGTAATAAAAAAATAATAGATACATTGGTTCTATCTCGACTCTTTAATCCAGTTAGAGAAGGGGGTCATGGTTTAGAAAGATGGGGTCAGACCTTGAAATCTAACAAGATAGACTTTCATAACTACTCTAGATATTCACTTGATATGCTGAAGTATTGTGAACAAGATGTTGCTTTAAATTTTAAAGTCTTCAAAAGACTTAGAAAAGAAGCTTCAGGGTTTACTAAGCGCAGCATCTATCTAGAACATGAGACTGCTAAGATAGTAACTACTCAAAGAGAATATGGCTTCTTGTTTGATTTAGAAGCTGGTATGAAGCTGGTAGCTAAACTTAACAGCAGAAAGTTTGAGATAGATAAAGAGATAAAAGAATCTTTCTTACCTAAAAAGAATCATATCAAGATACTTCCTAGATATAACAAAGATGGCAAGCTATTAAAGACAGGTAGTGTTCAGGCCAAAGGAGAAATTATATCTGGAGTAAGATTAACTCAAAAAGAGTTTACTGAATTACAGACTAATAAATGTACTACAAGAGTAACTGAAACTGAATTCAATCCTAACTCTAGAAAACAAATAGGAGAGTACCTACAAGAGCTAGGCTGGAAGCCAAAAGAATTTACTCCTAAAGGCCAGCCCAAGGTAGATGAAAAGATATTAAGCAGTATAAAAAATATCTCTCAAGCTCAATTATTATCTGAGTTCTTAATGCTGCAAAAGAGAATAGCTCAAGTAGATTCTTGGCTAGATGATATGGAAAATGATAATCGAGTAAGAGGATTTGTAAATCATAACGGAACTATTACTGGTCGTATGACTCATAGAAATCCTAATATGGCTCAAATACCTAGCGTTTCCTCTGAGTATGGTGAGGAGTGTAGAGCCTGTTGGATAGTAAAGCCAGGGTATAAGCTAGTAGGAATAGATGCCTCTGGGCTTGAACTAAGAATGTTAGCTCACTATATGGGTGATAAGGAGTATATTGATGAAGTCATTAATGGAGACATCCACTCTACTAACCAAGAACTTGCTGGACTTAAATCAAGAGATCAGGCAAAAACTTTCATCTATGCACTTTTGTACGGAGCAGGAGATGAAAAACTTGGAACTGTGGTGGGAGGATCTAAACGAGATGGAAAAGAACTTAGAGAATCATTTATCACTAATCTCCCATCATTCAAAAATCTTAAAGGAAAGGTTGCAAGAGAAGCTAAAAAAGGTTTCATAAAAGGATTAGATGGACGTAAGCTTCTTATAAGAAGTGAACATTCTGCTTTAAATACTTTACTTCAGAGTGCTGGCTCTATTGTTATGAAACATGCTTTAGTGGTATTCAATAGTGCTTTAGGTCATAAAGATGCCCACTTTGTAGCTAACGTACATGATGAATGGCAGCTCGAAGTTAAAGAAGATATAGCCCCTATGGTAGGTAGCTTAGGAATAAAGTCTATTATCTTAGCAGGAGAGGATTTAGAACTTAACTGTCCTTTAGATGGAGAGTATAAGATAGGAAATAACTGGAGTGAGACTCACTAATGTTTGCTACTAATCCTTGTATTAACTGTGGTGCAACTTTATCTCTATCTTTTAATTTTAAAAAGAGTAGAAATATATGTCGTAAATGTTTACAGACTATCAAGTATTCTCCTTTAGGTAGAGAGTATGTTCATGGAAAGATAAATCAGTTAATAGTAAATAAATATTGGAAGTCTTCTAATAAAACAAAAATTAACTATGGTAAGCCTTATAGTGAAATGGAGATAACTAATGAGTAATCAAGTTATTGCAGATATTTACAATAAGATTGAAAAGTTAAATACAGGAGAGTTAATGATCTCTGAAGAAATCATTGATACTTTTGTAGCAGACTTTAAAAACTCATTACTAGAATGGGCTACACCTAAGAAGAACTCAGGATTTCAATTAAGGTTTTCTAACTTAGGTAAACCACCAAGACAACTATGGTTTGAGAAAAGAAACCCTAGCATTAGTTTACCTTCTCCTATACTTCATATTAAGTTTTTATATGGTCACTTACTAGAACAACTAATATTATTTTTAGTAAGACTTTCTGGCAATACTGTAGAAGATACTCAAAAAGAAGTAACCATAAATAATATTAAAGGACACATGGATTGTAAGATTAATGGAAAAGTAGTTGATATAAAGTCTGCTTCTAAGTATTCATTCCTTAAATTTAAGAATGGAACATTAAGAGAAGATGATCCATTTGGATATATAACTCAACTAACTGCTTATGAACAAGCAGACAATAGTTCTGAAGATAGTTACTTTCTAGTTATAGATAAAGAAACAGGTGAGCTTTGTGCATATACTCCTGAGTTTATGGATAAACCACACATAGAAAGTTTAATAGATAACCTAACTAAAGTAGTAAATGCTAGTGAGCCTCCAGACTTTTGCTATCCAACAATAGCAGAAGGTAAGAAAGGTAACTATAAACTACATAAGAACTGTACTTTTTGCCCTCATAAAAAAGAATGTTATAAAGACTGTAACGATGGTAAAGGACTTAGAGTATTTAGTTATGCTAAAGGTTTAATGTACTTAACAGATGTTCAATCAACTCCTAATGTAGAGGAAGTTTATGAGTGGTAAAAAGTCTAAAGCTATTAGAAAACTAGCAAATGTTTTACTTCTTGATTGGTTAAATAGAAATTTACCAGAAGGTTCTGAAAACTTACCTCTTCAAAGTATAGATAATTATCTTCCAAAAGATAAATACTTTGTAGATAGTGGTAACAGTAGAAGATGTAACTACTACACTAAGAAGTGGGCAGTTAACAAACTTAAAAGTTATTCTAGATCTAATCAACTATCTAGATTTTTACTTATAGAGAATCTATGACAAAAGTAAAGTCGGGTATAAGAAAGAAGAGAATACTACGCCCTGTAGAAGAGAATCTTGTTAAAGGTTATGACTCTAACTTTGAATACGAGCTACATACTACTTTACTAAAAGATTGGGACATACATACAGATACTTTAAATTATGTTGTAGAGCATGTTTATCATCCAGACTTTATTAAAAAGATAGGTAATAAAACAATATACTTAGAGGCTAAAGGTAGATTCTGGGACTACGCAGAGTTCAGTAAGTATATCTGGATACAGAAAGCTTTACCTAAAGATGTAGAGTTAGTATTTTTATTTGCTAATCCATCTGCACCTATGCCTCAAGCCAAAAGAAGAAAAGATGGAACTAAAAGATCTCATGGTGAATGGGCTGAAGCCAATGGATTTAGATGGTTCAGTAGATTTTCATTACCTAAAGAGTGGATTGATACTACTGCATCAGTTCCTATAAATGAAAACTATCCAGAGGAATCTGAGTAATGTCTATAGATAATGAATCACCTGAAGCTTGGGACAAAGCTTATAATGCAGATAAACGGAAAGAGGAAAAAGTGGCAAAGGTTTTTGATGGCTCAATAGTAGAGGATAAAATTAATCCTAGCCATTACAGGACAGATACCATTGAGTGTATAGATGCTATTGAAGCTATGCTAACTCCAGAAGAG